CTGTAGCCATGGGTGAACAGTTAGAGGAACCATCTTTCCTGTGATTTCGTTGTAAAGCGCACCAATAGTTGCACCACCAACATAATCTCCAGCCTCAGTCTGTGTGAGGTTTAGACGATAGTTCGCTGTTGAACCATTCTTAATTGAGTCTGACAACTGACGACGGTCTGCACCATTGATAAGAATTTCATCTGGGTCAGCCTTGACATTGTTGTAGAGATTATAGAAAACCTCTTGGTATTCAACGCCCGGATTTGAAGTGCTGAATGTTGTATTGATGTTGTTGTTGTAACCTGAGTTAGCACCAAGAACAGTAGGAATAATTCCGTCATATCCTGTTGCGTAAGCAGATGTGTTAGATGCAGGTGGAACATTGCCTGATGTAGCAAGAACACCCTGAATTGTGAATGCAGCAGTTCCTGATACAGCAGTTGTTCCTGCGTACCATGCAGCAGCGCGACCTGGGTCTGTCGCTCCTGTTGCTACATAAATGTTGTAACCAATTGCGCCAGTTGAAGGAACAGTAACATTTACATCAACGACCTTAGCGTTGTTAGCAACTGTTACTTCTACTCCAGCAGCAGATGTTGACTCACCGAATGAACCTGCGTTAGCAGTCACATAGAGCCAAATCTTTCCGCCTGAAACTGTTGTGATGTTTACTTCTGAACCAGTCTTATCGCGAACTGTTGCTGTCGCTGTTGGCGCAGCAATAACACCTGAGTAAGGTGATGCTGTTCCGCGTGCGTATAGCATCATGCGCTCTTCCATCAACATTGTTGCGTAAAGTGTTGATGTTGAAGACAATTGACGAAGGTCTTGGTAACCCATACCTGAGAAGTTTGCATCGAATGAAACTTGGTCAGATAGTGAGTATGAGTTGTACGGCAAGACTAGGTCATCTGCTTGGTACGAAATCTGTGGACCGCGCTCTAGCATGAATGGTGTTGAACCACCAGGAGCGAAGTTGTTCTGAGTTGTCTCAGTGATTCCCGGCCATAGGTTTCCTACTCCAGTACCTGTACCTGTGTAAGCAGTGATGCGCTTTACACGACGAGAAGTACCGATTCCCTTCTTACGAGGAATCTTGTTACGAAGTGGTGTTGGGCGAGGTGTCAGCATCTTTGCTGGTGCTTCTAGGTCGAAGGCAGCGAATGATGATGAAAGTGGTGTTGTTAGAGTGATTTCCTTGTTGATATCACCCATTGTTCCGCGTTGCGCAGCGAGAGCATTCTGTAGAGATGCTAATGCCTCTGGTGCTAGCGACTTGTTAAGAGCGAGTTGCTCCAACTGTGAAGTAGCATCTGGAGCCATTTCACCATTGACGAATGACTTTGGTGAAGAAAGCGACTTGCTTAATTCACTAAGATATTCCTCATGGCGTTCTGCGGCAACTCTTGGGTTGGACTCGTCAAACAAGTCCTTAACTTTCAAGTTTTCCATTTGAGTTTTATTCTCCTGTAAAGAGTTGGTTTATTCTGCTGGTGATACTGATTTGGCTAGGAAATCCTTTGCCATTTCGCGGTATCCCTTTGCAAGAATCTGGTCGGTTGTGGAAGATGCTTTAGCGAGATACAAATCTGCCTTTGCTTTCCACTCATTAGTTGTTGCTGCACCTGTCGCTATGGTTGTCCGCTTTGGACCGCCACCTATTGCGAGAGATTTTGCCGTTGCTAATTCAGTTTCAAGCGATGCTGCTTTGTTCTCTACTGCCTCTTTTGCAGACTTCAACTTAGCGACTTCGGCATCAACCGATTTCATAGCACTCTTTACGGCTTTCTCAACGATATCAGTAATGTTGATATCAGCGAGCAGGGATTTCTCTGAAGGCTTATCTTCAGAAACTTCTTTTTCTTCTTCTTCGTCTTCTTCGTCTTCTGACTTCTTTGCCTTGTCAGATTCCGTTTCTTCCTCAGTTGATTTTTCCATATTGTTTTCATCAACGAGTTCTTTTGTTTCTTCTAATTCGTGTTCGGCACCGCTACCTGCTGGACCCTCTTCGGATTCTTCTTCGGCTGTTTCGCCGTATTGCTTTTCTTCGCTAGGTAGTTCGTAGCCGTATTCTTTGCACATCATAGTAACTTCATCTAGTGCTTCTTTTGCAGCAGCATAGCGAGACATCATATCTTCTTGTGAAGGAATTGATTTGGCTTCGCCATTCATAGGCATTTCTGCACCAGTTGTATCTTCTTTTTCTATGGTAGTTTCCATCAGTTCCTCGACTTTCGTTAATGATTTTTCACCATTGATAGATTTAGCCAAAACTAATTGGCAGTTGGGGTTGGCTGGTCTATCAACTAGGCTGATTTCAACAATCTGTCCATCAATGATACGACCATTTGCTGCTTTTGTGTCACGCACAACACGCGGAGATTTGATACCGATACTGAATCCGCGTAGTACGCCATTCTCTACTTTCTTGACCGAAACAGGGTCAACGACCAATGCGCTGATGTAATGACCATCTGCTTTTGCTTCGTATTCCTTTGCGACACCAGCAGCGATATTGCTGTGTTGTTCTCGGATATTACCACCAGTCATGAACCAGTCTGGCATTGCTTTCGCTAACCATGCCTCATCACAGATTTGCTGGTCAATATCAACAGAGTCATCTGTTGCCTTGCCATAAACAGTTAGCGTTCCGTCTGAATTGCGGTCAGCCTTCTCAATATTGAAGTATGAGGTAGTTAAATTGCTAGACATTGATTTCTCCTTGTTTTCCTGTTCGCTGGTAATTCTCTTAGCCCATGCTCGTCCTGCGTCTCCGCCCCAAAGCAACCAAGCAATGTAACCTGCACTATCTTTTCCCCAACCTTCACCCTCTTTATCTACTGCATGACGAGCGAAGTATGAGTTCATTCTTTTCAATGTGTCTAACGATAGTGCTTTTCCGTTTGACAAATCACGAGCGCGAGCAACACCAACTTCTGTTCCACCACGACCATGCTTTTTTCTAAGTTCTAATCCGCGTTTCGCGTTGTTTCGAACTTCTTGTGGTGGTACGAAGCCATCAGCCATGAGTGGTTCGCTCCTTATGCCGAATAAGTAATAACGATTGCGCCAGTAGCAGAGGCTGCTGCTGAAACAGCCCAAATTACATCTCCGCCATTGACATAGAATGTCTGTGAGTTATTAGCAGCAAGAGTTCTACCAATCGTCGCGCCTGATGTAGTAATAGTTGCATCACCAATGAAGATAGAAGCACTATGACCATTGTAAACAGTAATGGGTGTCTGTCGTGGAATGCCTGTTTGAATTGTGAGCAATGGGCTCGGTGTAGTTAAGGTTGATGCATTCACATGTTGAAAAGCCATTTTATTTCCTATTCTTCTTCTTCTAGCCAAGCCCATAATCCTGTATCAACGACATAAGGTGCTATGTCGCACATACAGTTCGGGTGCACTGGTGGGTCGCCATTAATCCATTCTTCATCTATGCCAATCGGCGATTGCTCATAGTTTTCTTGACATTCATCACAAGGGTCTGCAACCAGCCATTGAACTTTTTCAACACCTGAATCTGCGTATAAATCCCTGCTTGCTTGCACAACTGCTGAACTCATTTCAGTTCCAGCAATCATCAATGCTCTAGCATCATCACCTAAGATATATGCTAAATCGTCTGCTATCGCTCGTCTCGTAGAACCCTGCATTAAGCCCTCAGCGAGTGCTGTGCCGATTCTATTTAGAGTGGTCGTGGATAGTTCCTGTATCTTTGCTCCGCGACTGTCTAATAGCCTTCTAAGCCCATTTGGTGGACTCACTAAATTAGCAGCAGCACGATTTCCCGGACGCCAGTTTCGCCAATCCATTTTGAGTGCATTAGATAAATCTTTTCTGCTAGGAGCAGCCTTGCGTAGCCCAACAGCACGAGCAATCTCGTATGAAGATATATCTGTTCCTAGAGTCCAGCCATCTGCATACAGTCTGCCGAGCGCAAGGTTGAGTCGCTCCGTATCAAGTTTCTGCACATGAACTTTCGCCCAGTCTCTTGCTAACTGGGTAGATACCTCAGCACGATTGTTTTCGTCAATGTTGTCAATCGGGTCACGCATGGAATACCAGTCGTCTAGTATTTCATCTACTGAAAAGACTTCTTCCATACCGCGCTTGATTGAACGCGCATGACGAATCGTCAATGCTGCGTGCAGTCGCTTGCGATTTGGTTTCACTAGAGTCCTATGTACCTTTCAGCGTACCAACGAGCAGAGTCTAGGTCGCCGATTCCGACATACTTGTTTAATACTTCTGCGTAGTCTTTTTCAATAACCTCAAAATTGAACTTACGCTTCATGTTTCCTTTACGGAGCCACCTCAAGAATTTCTTAACTTCTTCAGTAGCCTTATCACTTTCTTCCGTCGGTGATTCCGTAACAATTTCTTCCTCAGGTTTTCCAGTCTCAGTAGTGGGTTCATCACCAACTCCTATCTGGTCATTGATTGCGTGAGCATCATCTCCTGCTAGTGCAGAAGCATTAGACGCTTGATACGCATCAATGATTCCGTCAGGCGATAAGAAATAAAGACCACTCGTAGAATAAAGCATAGGCATATCAGCCTGTGGTGTATCTAGTAGCGGAAGACCCATATCGGCTCGCGCTTCATTTACTGTACGCGCACCATTCTTCAATTCAATATCTGTCTTGCGTGCTTCGCCCTCTGTGTCAATCTTGCTTTCAAACATAATCTTGAATTCAAGTTCGCGTGGCATACCGAGGTACAGATAAGAAAGATTTGTTAATTGACG